GCCGTGCGCGCCTTCGTACCCGACGACGAGGACGAGTGACCCGCCGCCTGACCACCACCGCCCAGGGCTACGGCTGGGCGTGGCAGCAACGCCGGCTGCGCATCCTGCAGCGTGACGGCTACATCTGCCACTGGTGCGGCGGCCGAGCCCGCTCCGTCGACCACGTCGTCCCCAAGATCGAAGGCGGCAGCGACGACCCGGCCAACCTCGTCGCCTCCTGCGTGCCGTGCAACTCGGCCCGCTCCCTCGCCTGGGTGCGCCGGCACCGGGGGGGAGGGGTGGGGGTCGGTGCCGACCGGGGCGGGCGCGCGACGGCGGGGGCCACTGCGCGCGCGGTCGACGCGACGGCGAGCGCGTTCTTTGAGCGCGGTCGAGCTCGGCTGAGGTCCTCAGCGAGTTCGGGTCACAAAGGTCCGGACAGGCCCGCTGTCGGCGTGTTGGCGGCGATGATGGCCGGCGATGGCCCGATCAGCTCGCGTCCCGGCTGATCCATCGGTCGCGCACGGCGCGCTGACCCGTCCCGGTCCGCGGGCGCCGCTGCAGCTGGTGGAGTTGCCGGCGTGGCACGGTTGGCGCTACAGGTCGCTGCCGACGCGGGTGTGCCGGTGGATCGAGGAGCATGTGCGGGTGCCGACCGGGTACGGCGCCGGTGGGCCGATGCGGCTCGGCTCGTACCAGCGGCGGATCATCGAGGCGCTGTACGAGTCGCGTGCTTCGTTCGTGTCGCTGCCGGCAGGGAACGGCAAGACGACGCTGCTGGCGGCGATCGCGCTGGAGCGGATCTGCCGGGGGGATGACTACGTCGAGGTGGACGTGGTGGCGACGAAGGAGGAGCAGGCCGGGATTCTGGTGGAGGCGGCGAAACGGATGGTGGAGGCGTCGCCGACGTTGGTGCCGTTGTGCGCGTTCTCGTCTCACTCGGGGACGCTCGACTATCGGGTGACCGGGTCACGGTTGCGGGCGCAGCCGGCGAAGTTGTCGGCGGTGCAGGGCCTGAACTTCTCGTTGGCGGTGGTGGACGAGATCGGGTTCGCCTCCGACGAGGTGGTGTCGTCGTTGATCGCCCGTGTCGGGAAGCGGCCCGACGCGGCGGTGATCGGGATCGGGACGCCGGGGTTGGAGCCGAACGTGATGTTCCGTCTGCGCGAACGCAAGAGTGAGCTCGCCGAGGTCGGGTTCACGTACCTCGAGTGGGCGGCGCCGGCTGGGTGCGCGGTGTCGGATCGGGTGGCGTGGCGGCGGGCCAACCCGGCGTTGAAGGCTGGGTTCCTGAACGTGGATGCGTTGGCGACGCAGGCGGCGCTGCTGCCTGAGCACGAGTTCCGGGTGTATCACCTCGGGCAGTGGGTGTCGGGCCACGCTGAGTCGTGGCTGCCGGCGGGGGCGTGGGACGGTTGCCCTCTTGTTGACGCCCCCGTCGACGGCACCGAGGTGGTGTTGGGGTTGGCGGGGCGGTGGACGTCGCCGTCGGTGGCGATCGTCGCCGCCACGTTGGACTCCGGTTTGTTCTTGGCGTGGGAGCTGGCGCGGGCCACCGACGATGATCTGGTCGAGGTGTTGGCGGCCGCGGCGCAGCGGTGGCGGGTGCTCGAGCTCGTCGTCGCTCCCCGCCAGCGCACCAACCTGGTCGCCCGGCTGCGTGAGAGCGTCAACTTCGATGTGATCGAGTGGCCCAATAGCACCGAGATCGAAGTGAATTCGTCGACGGAGTGGCGGCGAGCGATCGTCGAGGGCCGTGTCGCTCACGACCATCATCCGGTGCTGGCGGATCAGGTGGCGGCGACGGTGGTGCAGGCCACCTCGGACGGCGGGATGCGTCTTGTCGGGCCCGATGACGGTCGTGCGGTGGATGCGGCGCGGGCGGCGCGGATGGCGTGGTGGCGGGCGCTCGACGTCGGCGCCCGCTTCGAGGCGCCCGCCATCTACTGATCATTCCTGGCCAGGGTGCTCGCGACGGCACATACTGTGCGCATGGCAGCAAGCACTCAAGGCCTCGGCCGCCCCGCCCGCACACGTTTGGCCCAGGCCGGCTCCGAGCCCGCCGCCGAGGAGGACACGATCGTGCTCGGCCGCCAGTCCGGCGAGACCACCGATCAGGTCGCCCCGCCGGCCGAGACGCCGACCAAGGCGCCGACCAAGACGACCGCCGCCAAGACGACCGAGGGCTAGGACGGCGCGGTGGCGCTCGCCACCACCGCCGTGACCCGCGCCCGGCTCGGGCTGCGGCAGATCACGACGAACCTGCTGCGCGCCACCGACGGCCGCGACGTCCTACTCAACTCGCCCGACGGCTGGGAGGTCGAGCAGCCGTGGCTCTACTGGCTCGGGCCTGGCAACGGCGCGACGGGCGGCGGCCCGTTCGGCCATCCGATTCCTGGGGCCGGGATGGCTCCGGGCGCGTCATCGGGCATCCCGGCCGTCTCCCGCGCCACTGGTCTCATCGTCGACACGATCGGCACGCTCCCGTGGCACGTCTACCGGGGCGATACCGAACGGCTGACGACGCCCGACTGGATCGCCGACCCGCAAGCCCTCCGCCTCGACGGGCGCATCGTCGACCCGTCGCTCGTCAACGACACCCGTATGTCCGCCGTCGACTTCTGGTGCCAGTGGATCCTGTCGGCGCTGTGGTTCGGCGACGGGTTCATCTACGCGCCGTCCCGAGTTGAGGGCAGCGGCGCGCCGAAACCGCCGATGTGGAACCTCAACCCGCACGACGTCGACCTCAAGCACGGCGCCTACTGGGTCTCCGACATCCAGCTCGACCCCGGCACGATCATCCATCTGCGCGGCCAGACGCCGATCATCGACGGGCGCGGCAGCGGGGTCCTGACGCGCTTCGCCGACGAGCTCGGTCTCGCCAGCTCGCTGCGGAACTACATGGCCGGCGCCTTCCGCTCGGGTGTGCCCGCCGGCTACCTGAAGACCTCCACGCCGAACATCACCAAGGACCAGGCCGAGGCGCTGAAGACGCGCTGGATGGAGCAGCACGGCGGCGAGCGTCGGTCGATCGCTGTGCTCAACGCCACGACCGAGTTCCACCCGCTCACCTGGTCCCCGGTCGACGTGGCGGCGGCGCAGTTCTCGGCCATCGGGCTGTCACAGATCGCCCTCATGTTCGGGCTGCCGGTGTCGATGCTCGGCGGACCGTCGGGCAACTCGCTCGACTACTCGACGACCGAGCTGCGGATGCTCGAGCTGTACCAGCTGACCCTGCTGCCGTGGATCGGCCGCATCGAGGCTGTCCTCGACGCTCAGCTTCCCCGCGGCACCGAGGCCCGCATCGAGGTCGACGGGCTGCTGCGGGCCGACACCAAGACCCGTTACGAGACGTACGCCATCGCCATCGACAAGGGCATCCTCACCGTCGACGAGGTGCGAGCCATGGAGAACAGACCACCCCTGGAGCAGACGATATGAATGACCTCGTCCACGCCACCTTCGGCGCCCTTGAACTGCGAGTCCCCGATCCGTCCGAGCGCATCGTCGAGGGCATCGTCGTGCCGTGGGCCGAGACGTCGTTCCTGACGCCCGACCCGCGCGGCGAACGGTTCATCGCCGGATCCCTGACCCGTTCGCTGGGTGAGCGCGGCGAGCGCATCAAGCTGTTCCACGCCCACGACCACGGCCGCGCCGTCGGCAGGCCGCTGGCGTGGAAACCGGATCATGAGCTGGGTTGCTGGGCGCAGTTCCGGATCGCCAAGACACCGCCCGGCGATGAAGTGCTCGCCGAGGTCGGCGAGGGGATGCTCGACGCCTTCTCGGTCGGGTTCCGGCCGGTGCGAACCCGCCGCGGCGCCGACGGTGCCCGCGAGATCATGGAGGCCGCCCTCCACGAGGTGTCGATCGCGCCGGTCGGCGCCTACGACGGCGCGCGGGTGCTCGCCACCCGCACCCCGGACCTGTCCCGCTCGACGCTGCCGCCGATGCCGGAGGTCAACCTGACGCCGCTGCCGCCGTTGGTGCGGTTCTGATGAGCGACGACACGACGCGCTGAGATCCTTTTCTCGCGACGGTCGGGCTGACTAGCCTTCCGACTCGAAGCGCGAAACCTACCCCGCCCGCGACACCGGAACCGCCCGTCACCAGCTGAGAGGGTCGCCCGAGGACAGCGGAACCAGGCAAGACCACGCCGACGCAAGTCCACCCGTGATCGCCTCTGGGAGGTTCCCTGTGCTCACCTATCTGCGCCGGCTCGTCGACGAACGGACCAGCCTGAGCGAAACGCAATGCCGGATGGCCGAACAAGCGGCCACCGAGGAGCGCGACTTCAACGAGGCCGAGGCCGCCGCGCTCGCCGGCATCGAGACCCGCTGCGCCGAGATCGACCGGCAGCTCACCCAGTACAACGGCCAGGCCGAGTCGATGCGTGCCTTCGCCGACCTGCAGACCCGCCTCGAGACGACCCGTGAGACGAACGGCCACGGCGAGCAGCGCAGCCCGACGACTCCGATGGAGTACACGTCGTGGGGGCAGTCCTTCGTCGAGTCCGAGCAGTTCCGCTCCTACAACGGCCACGGCCAATCGGGCCGCTTCGAGATCGAGGGCTACCTCGAACTGCGCGCGCCGATCACCACGGCGCAGCTGTCGATCCCGCATTTCCGGCTGCCACCCGTCGAGTACCAGACCACCGCACCGCTGCTCGAGGTCTGCGGACGAGTCACCGTCTCGTCCGGCGTGGTCGACTGGGTGGAGCTCGGCGGCGACCCGCAAGCCCAGGTCGTCGCGGAGGGCGCCGTCAAGCCTGAGGCCGCCTTTGCTGCCACCCCGCGGTCGGCGGCGCTCGACACGATCGCCCACTGGGTGCAGATCACCCGCCAGGCCCTCGAGGACGCCCCGTACATCCGCTCGATCATCGAGGGCAAGTTGCGCCGCGGTCTGCTCAACAAGGCCGAGGCCGACATGGCGACGGCGATCACCGCGGCGACGCTGCCGACGGCGGGCGGCGCTGACCTGTCGACGGCGATCCGAGTGGGGCAAGGCACCGTCCAGGCCGCCGGCTTCAACCCCAACGCCGTCGTGCTCAACCCCGCCGACTTCGCCGCCCTCGACGTCGCCTCGGCAGCAGTCGTCAACCCAGGTTCGGGAGCACCGTACTGGGGGCTGCGACCCGTGGCCGCTGGAGCGATCCCCGCCGGCAGCGTCTACGTCGGCGACTTCGTGGCCGGCGCCACCCTGTTCGACCGAGGCGTCACCAACGTGTTCCTGTCCGACAGCCACGCCGCGCTGTTCATCTCGAACATCCTCGTGATCCTCGCCGAGGCCCGGCTCAAGTCGGCGGTCACCGAGCCGCTGGCGCTGTGCGAGTGCACCGCCACGCCGTGAGCTACGCCACCGTCGACCAGTTGGCGAAGGCGCTGCGCGGTCGGGTCACGCCCGAGAACACCGCCGACCTTCAGCGCTGCCTTGACGCCGCCACCGTCGAGATCGACAACTGCGTCGACCGTCCGGTAGACGACCCGATCGACCCGGCCGACCCGCTCGCGGTGTCGGTCAACATCGCTCGCGGCTGCGAGTGGTACAAGGCGAACGACGTGATCTTCGGGGCCGGCGGCTTCGATCAGACCGGTCTGCTCACGCCGCCCGACGGCTTCGCCTTCCGCTACGGCGCCACGCTCCAGCCGTTGAAGCCAACGGCGGGAGTCGTCGCGTGAACCTGCTCGACGCCCGGGCCAAGCTGGCCGCCGCGCTCGCCCCACTCGACGACGACGACCCGACCGTCCTGGTCGACCTCGTCGACTCGCTTGAGCCTCCCGCCCTCATGCTCGGGTGGGGTGAGCCGTGGCTCACCCCCGACACGCCGTGTCTGCGCACGGGTCGCCTCGTCGTCACCTGTGTGGCGGGGCGGCTGGTGCCGGGCGCCGGCGTCGAAATGCTCGAGCAGCTGGTCGATTACACCCTCGGCCGGCTCGGCGTCGATGCGTCGCCGTGGCCGCTCGACGGCCTGTCGGCGCCGCGGGTGTTCACCATCGGCAACGTCAACTACCTCGCGGCGCGACTCACGCTGCGAGTCCCCATCACAGGAGGCCCCTGATGGCTGAACCCGAACCGGTGATCCTCTACTCGCCGTCGCTCACGATCAACGCCGTCGAACTCAAATGCCTGATGTCGCACATCGAGATGACCCCGGACGTGTCGACGGTGGAGGTGACGACGGCGTGCGGCGTCAAGGAGTACCCGGGCACCGTCAAGTGGACGCTGAAGGCGTCGCTGTA